GGACGCGAAGATGGAGACACACGCGGATTAGGTTCAGCACCAGGAGATGCAGCAGTCAGTGTAGAAGCTACACGAGCTGCAAATCCCCCCCCGAAATCCTTGTTTAACCTAGGTATGTTTGTAAAAGGGAAGGAGAAAGAGAAGGCTACAGTTTTGGAACCACCAAAACATGCCCCATCTCGTCCCGTTTTAAATTTACAGCAAACTGAGAAGATTTTCCTCAGTGAGAAAGCAGAAGTGATACCTGCTCCACCTAGACCAGTACTTTCAGTTGAAGCAACGGAAGTTATTGTGAATAAGAAACAAGAAGCGCGAAATGAACTGCTGGGAAAAATAGAAGCAGAGTTTGCGGAACTAGCACAAAAGAAGGAAGTCTTTAATTTGGATGGATTAGTCTTTGGAGAAAATGAAGAGAAAGTTGAGACGGAAGTGTTGAACTCAACTGGCCCCAAGCCAGTGAAAGTGTTTGACTTGCCCCCTCAAGCTTCAAAAGGACAGATCTCTAAATGGTCAAAGAAATTCTTCGGATTTATTTGGGATTATTTGTACCAGGAATCAGAAGAAGTTATTCAATGTGACGGTTCAAAAATAAATAGGGAGATGACTAGGAAAGAGATGATTGTGAAGAACGACAAAAGGATCAAGAAATTTTGGCGATGCCACAAGAGAAAATTATTTGCTGTTATGGCAGTGTTTCTAACAATCTCAGCAGTAACACATGGTTTACCCATGTTACAAGATGCTTTGAGTGCAGAAACCGCAACAGAAGTAATTCATCAGTCAGTAGCCCTTCCTCAGGGGAGTAAGAAAACAAATGCTCGTAAGAAACGTAGAGTCGCCGGGAAGAATAAGAATTCGTTTAGAATTCCGTCACCAGGTGGAGCAGACCCAGAGGATTATGTAGACACAGTAGATATGGAAGATTTCGATTGGGATTATGACGAAGAAGAATTTGTGAGACATTATTTGCCACATAGGAAACACGCCCACGGGCAGTGGTTTCGTCATAAACAAATAGAGAAAAGGAAGAAGGCTATGGAGCCTATCAATTTGCCAATGCAAGATGCGGCGAAAGAAAGTTTGAAACCAGAACGTTCATTGAAAGATGAGTCGTTCTTGAAAACTTTGATTTATCGAGCAAAGCATAGGCAATATTCTGCAGATACAAATGATGTTGAGAACTTCATTGATTCAGCGCAGAAAACCTTTTCTTCAGGAGCCGGAATATTAGCCAGACAGTCATTCAAACCAACCCGTTTAGCAGCGGGAGTTTATAAAATTTTTGTGAATGACGAATATGTGTG